GCGGCCATCGGTATCCCTCCGGGGTGATCCCGATGGCCGCTGCTATCTCTGCATAGACCTCATGGGGCAGTTGCCGGTATTTGGCAGCGTGTATCGCAATCGGGCCGGTGTAGGTGGTGGCCCAGGAGCGGGTTTCGTTGAGCTTGTACCCCAGCACGATCAATTCCGCCCAGGGCTGCCAGATCGTTATGGCTTTCACGGCTTGCCTCCCTCCAGCCGCTTGCAGCGGCCTCCGGGTATCCAGGCCATGCAGCGGTCCCCGGCACATTCCTCGAAGCGTTCATGCAGTTCGCGTCTGCCGGTGTAGCTGTTGTTTTCGGAGCTTACTGCCTTTTTGAAGGGGCAGTAGCGGGGTTCCTTGTGTTCGTCATTCTTCCTTGCCATTGAAGAACTGCCTCCAATCGTCCACTACGGTTTTCGCCAGGTCCTCTTTTTTTGAGAGGCTGGTCAGTATTTGGCTGTCCACGCTCTTCTCCACTACGAGGTGGATGTAGGTGCAGGGGTGGTGCTGCCCGATGCGGTGTATCCGGCTCAGGCTTTGGCTATAGGTCGCATAGTTGAAGTTGACGGAGTAGTAAACGCAGGTGTCCGCCGCCGTCAGGGTGATCCCGGTCCCGGCTGTGTCGATCTGTCCGATGAAGACCATCGTGGCCGGGTCCGTCTGGAACTGCTGCACTATGTCGCCCCGGTCCTCTTTCTTGATCTCTCCGTATATCGCCACGGCTTTCATGCCGTTTGGCCGGAGTATCTTTTCGGTGAGGCGCTCGATCTCGTGGACCTCCGGGAGGAACCGGGCGAAAACCACCAGCTTCTTCTTCCCCTCCACGACGTAGTCTTTCAGTATGTCGGAGAGGGCGTCGAGCTTGCCGGTGCTTACGAGCTGCGGCCTGGTGGCGTCATCCTCCACCAGGAAGCCCCCGGTGAACTGTTGGAGGCGCAGGAGCTTGGTCAGCACCGTGGTGGCCGTGATCGTGCCGCCGTCCGCCAGCTCTGCGAAGCTGTCACGCCGGAGCCGGTCGTAGATGTTCCGCTCTTTCTGGTTCATCGTGATATAGCGGTTCTCGAAGGTCTGCTCCGGGAGGTCGAGGGCTTCGTCCTTCGTCACCCGGTATGCGATACTGTGTTCTTTCTGGATCAGCTGGTCCAGGTCCCGGTATGCCACGATCTGCTTACGGTTGAAGCCGCCCATCACGGCGTAGCGGTTGCGGAAGGTATAGAAGTTCTGACCGAAGACCGTACTATCCAGGAAGCGGTATTGGCTGAAAATGTCCACGGCTTCGTTCTGGACCGGCGTTCCGCTGAGGATCATCTTGTATCGGGCCTTGTCGCCCAGCCGGTGCATTGCCTTGCTCTGTTCGCTGTCGTGGGTCTTGATCCGCTGGCTTTCGTCGCAAATTATCAGGTCGGCGTCGAAGTCCTCCAGGGCCTCGAATATCCCGTCCCGCCAGGTGCTTTCGTAGTTTATGACCGCCACCTTCAGGTGCTTGAAGGGGAAGTTTACCAGGTCGGCCAGCTCTTTCAGGCGCTTGTTCTTATCGCCCAGCATGGTCTTTATGGTGTAAGGAAATGCTGCATAGTCGCTGAACTCTTTCGGCCAGACGGCGCAGACGCTTGTGGGGGCCACTATGAGCACCCGGTTTACCTTCCCCATCTGGTAGGCCGCCCCGGTGATTGCGATTGCTGTCAGGGTCTTGCCGCAGCCCATCTCGAAGAGTAGGCCGAAGCCTTTACTTGTCTGCTGCATTGTGTCACCTCCTTCCCGCTCACGAGGCACAGCATTCCGGGAGGTTTGCCCTTACCAAGGCAGCAGGAACGGGCGGCGTGACCGCGTTTCCGCATCTGGCCACCTGTTTCGATTTCGGGTAGGGCCGCCCCTCCGCGTCCGTGTCTATGATGTAATCCGAGGGGAAACCTTGGGCGTTGAACAGTTCCCTCGGCTGGAGCATTCGCATTCGAATGTCCGTGATGATGTACTCTTCGCCGTGGATCGTCACCACCGCAAAGCGATCTTTTGCGGTTATGGTGTCCAGGGGTTCGTCTATCGGTTTCGCCGTCCCGGTGGAGAAGTACTTTATCAGGAAGGCCTGGACCTCTGCGAAGTGGAGGCCGCTTGCGGTGATCGTCTGCAGGGGCTGGTCTGCCGGGTGACCGATGTTTTTCCCCTTCATTTTCATGATGTGGGCGGTCACCACGGCGTTGTGGTCCTTTGCTGTGACGGTACCGAGCGGGGCCTCTGCGCTGCTGCCGGGGCCGGAGTACCCTCCGGCGTAGTTCTTCATTATGTGGGCGCAGGAGAGGGCGTAGCGGTTTGAGGCGTCCTGCGTCATCAGCGGCTCGTTCAGTTCCTGGCCTCGGACCTCGGCGTTCCCTTGTTCGCTGTGGTACTGAATCAGGGTCGGAGCTATGAGCAGGTGTTCCGCCTTGCTGCAGATCGTGGAGAGTGGTTCGTCTGCGCTCCGGGACCTGTCAGGCGTCCCGGTCTGCCCGATGGCTGTCAGCGTGGGAGCCACAAGGAAGTTGCGGTTGCCGGTTGTTACCGTAGGGAGTGGGGAATCCACGCTTGCCCCGACGTTGTTCATGTTGTTGCACATGATGGTCGGCGTCACTACGCCGTAGCCGTGTTTTGCTGTGACGGTCTGGAGAGGTTCGTCTATCCCCTGGCCTCTGAAACCGTCGCCGGAGTGGTTTACCGTTATGATGAACGGCTCCGGGTTGTCTATCACGAATTTCTGAATACCCTTTGCGATCCGGCGCAGGGTGTTCTCTGCAAGGGGCTTGCTCCGCTCGAATATGCTCTGTGCCGGTATGCTCCAGTCGATGCACTCGGCGGCGGTGTGGTATGGCTTCTTTTTGCCGGCGAGAACGTCCCGGCTGTTTTTCGGGGCGTGTGTCGCCTCCGGCCAGACTATCCTTGCCCCGTCCTTCCGGGCGATCAGGTAAAAGCGGGTCCTGGAGGTCGGCGCTCCGAAGTCGCAGGATTTCAGGGTCTGGTATTCGACCTTGTATCCGAGACCAGCCGTCAGGCTCTTCGCCATCTTCGAGCGGGTGCTGATCCCGAGCGCAGCGCACATTTCCTTGAAGGCCGGGTGGCTGCTCGGAATGCCTGTTGTGAGGGCCAGGATGAAGCCATCGAAGGTTTCCCCGGCTCTCTCCTTGATGGGCTTGTTATCGGCGCCGAGCGGTCCCCAGGTCTGTATCTCTGGGACGTTCTCCAGCATCATGCACCTGGGAGCTACGAGGTATCCCCACTTTACGGCGACCCAGGCGAGGCCCCGGATATTCTTGTCAACCGGCTTTCCGCCCTTCGCTCTGGAGAAGTGCTTGCAGTCCGGGCTGAACCAGGCCAGCGCCACCGGGTTTCCGTGACAGGCCTCCACGGGGTCCACTTGCCACACGTCCTCGCAGTAGTGCTTTGTCTGCGGGTGGTTCGCCTTGTGCATGGCGATTGCGTCCGGGTCGTGGTTTATGGCTATATCCACGCTGTGGCCGATTGCCATCTCGATCCCGGTGCTGGCACCTCCGCCTCCAGCGAAGTTATCCACGAAGAGCTCCTTCATCGTTGGCCGCCCCCTCTGATTCCGAAGTCTCGGTGCATGGCCTCCGTGTCCCTGATGGTCCGCAGCCCTTCCAGCCAGATCCGGGCGATGCTCTTCATCCGCTCCGCCAGCCGGAGGCTTGTACTGCAAACCAGGACCGTGATAATGACCGCCGTCCAGTTGAGGCTTTTCAAAAAGTCCAGCATCTTTACCACCCTCCCAGCTTCTTCCCGCACCAGTGGCAGTGGGTATGTTTCGGGGCCACACGGTGGCCGCATTCCGGGCAAAGCCAGAACTCCGCCCGCTTGACCGCCTTGGCCGGGACCTCAAACTTGCGGTGAAGCTCTTTCTGCTGCTTCGAGGCCAGGTTGTAGTCGAAGAGGAGGTCTTTCAGGGCCTCCGCGTCCTCTATGCCCTCATCCTGGAGGGCGGCGATCATGCTGACCCATGCTTCGAGGGCCGTTACTGTTTCCGGGTCCGTGGCGGCGTCTTTGAGGCTGGAAAGCTGCGCCAGTATCCTGTCGGCGCTCATGGCCTGGGCGGCAAGGCTGCCGCTGTTCTCTCGCTCGTTCATTTCTTTGCGCTCCTTATTCTGTTGATTATGGAGGCGGCCTTTTGGTCCTTCTCCCAGACTTCCCGCGTGTGGAACTTTCCGCCGCAGTCGAGGCAGAGGTACTTCCGCACCCGGCTGCCTCTGTCCAGTCTGGAATCCTTCACGGTGGTGTTTATGCTGCCGCAAATCGGGCACTTCATCGGCGGCCTCCTTTGGGGTTCCTGATCCAGAGCCGCAGTATCAGGAGGGCTTGCTCCGCCGCCGTGAGGGGCCGGTATCCGAGCTGCTTCATCCTCCGCTCCCTGCGCCTCTGCTCTCGCTTACTCATGCGGCACGTCCTGGGGCTGGATCAGCCCGAAGGTCAGGAGGGCCATGTTTGCGCCTCTGGTCTGGTGCCGGTAAAGGGGCAGCTTCACCGGGTACTTGTAAAGGGGTTTCGGGTCAGGGTCGATCCGCTCCCGGTCCACGGCTTCCTGGATGCGGTGCAGTTCCGCCCGGTGGGCCTCTATGGCCGGGGGCAGCCGCACGATGCTGGAGAGCTTGTCCAGGAGTTCCAGGTCTGCGATCCCCTCCAGCTGCTGGAGCTTTTTGTTCCACTTCATCTTGTTCCAGCTCTTTATCACCGTGAACTGCACGTTGTCGGCCTCGATGATCTTCAGGGTGTTACCCTGCAGCGCCATCTTCATTCCCAGCCCTCCATCTCCGCGAGGTAGGTGGCCGCCAGGTCCAGGACCTTCCGGCTGTAATTCGTGCTGTACCTCCCGGCGCTCCAGCTTTCGTTGGCTCCCTGCCAGCCCTGGTTATATGCCATCAGGAGGGCGTGGGTGCCGTAGGCGTCAGCCGGGTTTTCGGGGTTGAGCCGTTCCGCGATCCAGTCTATGTAGTCCACAGCTACGAGGGCGCACTGTACGGGGTCCAGGAGGTCCGTTACTCCGAGACGGTCCATGCGCTCTTGGTGCCAGCGGGGTTGTACCTGGAGCCAGCCGAGGCTCCGTCCGCTGTCGCCAACGGCGGCGGTGTCGTGGGCGCTCTCGTAATAGCCCATCGCCATCACCATGCTGTAAAGGGTGGGGTTCTCTTTGCAGACCGTCCAGATTGCGTCTTGCGTTTCGGGGTCCATGTTCACGGCCCCCAGGTAGCGCAGCGCCGGGAGTTCCGGCTCCGGCTCCGGCTCCGGCTCCGGGGCGGGCGTCTGTACGACCGGGGCCTCCGCTCTGATCTGCGGAGCTGCCGGTTCGATGTAACCTCTTTCCTCATTCGGCAGCCAGGAGGCCGCCGCCACGGTGAAAACTGCGGGCGGGTCCGGCTGCTTGACCTGGGCCGGTTCTCTCTGCGGCCCTCTGAAAGCGAAGCCGGAAAGTAGGGCGAGGCCTGTAATCATACCGACCTGTATTACTTTCCGGGTTCCTTGCGGTATTCGGTTCATTGCGTCACTTCCTTTCTCTCACGCTGTTGCTCTCTCTCGCCGCTCTTCCTTCCACCTCTGGAAGTCCGCCTGGACCTCCGGGTCCGAGTATTCCCTGTGCAGGGCCTCGAAGAGCGTCTGTGCCAGGTTCACGGCAACGTGGGCAGGAACGTCGCCGGTCCTGATCTTTACGGGGGTGCCGGAGGCCACCGGCACCGTGGCCAGCCGTTTCATGGCCTCTTCTCTCCTTTCTCTCAGCTCTGGGTGGGGGCCGGTGCGGCCAGCCGTTTCTCGGCAAGCTCGGCCCCGATCAGCATCGCTTCCACCATCAAAGTGAACGTGGGGCGCTTTTCCTCCGGGACGCTCACCAGCGCCTGGGCCAGCTTTTTCGCGTCCTCCATCTGGTCGTTGGTGTAGGTCTTTTCTGTCACTCTGTTCACCTCCTTTGTGTTTCTGTTGCAATTATAGGCCACAAAATCACAATAGTCAAGCCCGTTTTGTGAGTATGTTGCATTTTTATCTTGACCTCTGCGGGAACAGGTGTTATAATGCCTTTACCATGAAAGGGGTGGCCGTTGTGGATGAACGCATCAAATACCTGCGGAAGTGCTTAAATCTCACACAGGAGGAATTTGCGGCGAAGCTCGGCGTGAAACGCGGGGCTATTGCAAACTATGAGATTGGCCGGAATGTTCCCGTCGATTCTGTTGTGGCGCTCATCTGCAAGGTTTTCAATGTGAATGAGGTATGGCTGCGGACCGGCGAGGGTGATCCATTTGCCCCAGCCCCTCGCTCCAGGCTTGACGATCTGGCCGAGGCGCACGGCCTGACGGACGCGCAGTATATCCTGCTGCAGAAGTTCATCAGCTTGAAGCCGGAAATCCGCCAGGGAATCCTGGACTATATCTCCGACGTTGCCGCCGCTGTCGCTGCGGCCCCGTCGCCCGCTCCGCCTCTTGCCTCTTCGGAGGAATCGGCGGAGGCGCTCCATGCGGAGCTTGACCGCCAGATAGCTATGGAAAAAGAGGCGGAGGAAAAGTCCGAAGTATCTTGATTTATCGGCTGCGGCACAAATTGAAGATTTGGTATGGCGGAGGGTTCCCCCTGTGAAGCCGAGGAATGAAAAAAAGCGGGGAGCCCGTCCGAAGGTGGACAGGCTCCCCGCCGTTTTAGGAGGTAAATATGGATTGCTTTGAAAAATGGGACGTTTCTATACATTCGGAGCCGGATCAAGTGAAGAGGCGGCTCAATGGTGAAAAGATCAAGCCGGAGGCCATCACGCTGGACGCTGCGTCCAGGTCCGCCGTGATTGTCGGCTCTGATCCTGAGCCGTATCACGTGACGCTCTCTGGGTGCAGCTGCTTTGATTTCT